AACTAGCAATCTGGTTGTATTCTTAGGATCAGCCATTGGCTTGGTTGAGAAGTTCCGCAAGGGATATACAAACCTGCTTGCTGGTGGTGATGTCAATGCCCTTATGGCCGCAGCTTCCCCTTCATCAAATCGCTCCAAGTCTCCAGCAGGTACAGCAGCTCGAACAGCGCAACAACGCGCAGCAGAAACAGCAGCAGCCAAGAGAGCCAAGGAATTAGCAGCACTTACCAAAAAGCAAGTTGTTGCGCAAAAGTCTTTAACGGAAGAACAGAAAAAGCAAGCCGCATTAAAGAAGGCTGGAACCGTCTTTGACCTTGAGCAGATTGGCATTGTTGCTGCACTCAAAGGACAGTTGTCAGAAGATGACAAAATTCGTCTTCAAGCGCAATTGGCTTTGCTTAATGGTAATGCTGATTTAGCAACCAAACTGACTAACCAAATTCTTGCTGCTCAGGATTCTTCAGGCAACCTTGCCAAGTTCCTATCAGCCTTACCTAACGCTAAGAACCCTTTTGAGTATCTTGATGCTTACTTAACTTATCTTGCCAGTAAAGCAGCAACGGTCTTGACTGGCACAGCTTATGCAGAAAAGATTGCAACTGGCGGTGGAGGCAACACCACAGTAATACCTCCTAAACTTCCAGATACTAACGTGCCTTCAATGCCTTCTGATGGAACAATTTCATACAATCAAAGTACGGGACTTACATATAACCCTAATGCTGGACAGCCAGTCATTAACGTAACAGTTCAAGGCAATGTAATCCGCGAGCAGGAACTTATTAATCAAGTCCTAGCAGGAGCGCAACTTTCAAGTCTTTCAGGTTCACCATCCCAAATTGGTAGAATCGCAGGTATGTTCGGCTAATGGCACTCCCAGCGCAGATAGCCGTTTCCTTTGACTTTACTAACGGCGCCACCTTCGGCTATGACGGCTTCGTTATTGGCGATGCTAAGTACGGCATCTTAGGCACTTCAACCCTTGGAACTTCTAGTTCTCCAGAGCCAGTAGTTGATCTAACTCCTAACGTGTATGAGATTAGCATTACCCGTGGTCGAAATATTCAGCGTGACCAGTATGAGGCAGGGCAATGCACAGTCAGAGTCTTAGACCCTCTCAGCTACTTTAATCCTCAGAACACAGCCAGCCCTTACTACGGCAAACTTGTGCCGCTTCGTAAAGTGCGTGTCTCAGCCACTACAGCCACAACTCAAAAATACCTATTCTCAGGCTATGCAATCGAGTACCGCTATACTTACCCAGTCAATCAAGATACTGGTTATGTAGATATTGTCTGCCAAGATGCCTTTCGCCTATTCAATATGGCTAACGTCAATACCATTACAGACTCAGGCGCAGGGCAGACAACTGGCACACGCATAGGCAAAATACTTAACCAAGTGTCATTCCCTACCTCAATGCGCACAATAGCGGCAGGTGCTAATACTTGTATCGCTGATCCTGCAACTAATCGCACAAGCCTTGCAGCTATTAAGAACGCAGAATTCTCAGAAACTGGCGCATTCTATTGCGACACCTCAGGCACAGCCGTATTCAAATCTAGAGCGCAGGTCATGGCTTCTTTGGCTGCTTCTCCTACAGCCTTTAATCAAACAGGTGGAATTCCATACAAGAACCTTAAGTATGCCTTTGACGACAAGCTCATCATTAACCAAGCCAACCTTGGACGAGTAGGTGGCACAGTTCAGGTTGTAACTAATCAGACCTCAGTTGATAAATACTTCCCTCACTCAGTCACACAGACAGACCTTGTAGCTGAGACAGACACAATTGTCTCTGAGATTGCCAAGGAATACATTGCTACCCGTCAAGAGACCACTATCCGCATTGACGAGATGACAGTTGATCTCTTAGACCCTTCAGTTCCAACTGACACAATGCTTGGGCTTGATTACTTTGATAATCTTCTTATTACCAATGTCCAGCCAGACGGCTCGACTATTGTCAAGAATCTTCAATTCCAAGGCGTTAACTGGTCAATCACGCCAAACAAGATGACCGTCAACATTACAACGCTTGAGCCAATAGCCGATGGCTTCATCGTTGGAAGCTCGTATTACGGTATAATCGGCACATCTACATTGGGTTACTAGGAGATATAATGGCATCAGGATTACCATCAGCAACAGGCGATATTCTTACCGCCGCTACCGTAAATGGTCTAGTGACCTTTACCGTCAATAGTGACGCAACTGTGGACTACACAGCAGTCTTAGCAGATCAATATCAAGTCCTAGTTCCTATGAACAAGGCGACAGCAGTAGCCTTTAAGATTCCTACCAATGCGTCTGTGGCGTTCCCAGTAGGCACAGCAATTACAATTCTCAACAAAGGCGCAGGAGCAGTCACAATCTCTGCTGTTACCTCTGGAACTACGACAGTCCTTTCAGCAGGTTCAGTCGCAGCTTCTCCAACACTTGCACAATACAAGACAGCAGTTTGCATCAAAACTGCTACAGACACTTGGTACGTTGTTGGAGCTATTGGCTAATGATTGGCGCAATCACAGCAGGATTATTCGGCAAACCTACAGCTACCGTAAGCATTGACTTACTGGTAATTGCTGGTGGCGGCGGTGGCGGCGGCGCATACGGTGGGCGCGGTGGTTCAGGCGGCGGTGGAGCTGGAGGGTATCGCAGCCTACTTGCACAGTCTTTGGTTGCTGGAACTTCTTATACTTTAACAGTTGGTGCTGGTGGTTCAGGCGGCGCTGGAACTGGCGTAAATGGAACTAAAGGTTCAAATTCTGTATTTAATTCAACTACTGCAACAGGCGGTGGATTAGGAACTCAAGGCAATGGCTTAAATAGCGGAATTGCTGGCGGTACAGGCGGTTCTGGTGGTGGTGCTGGTTTCGGTAATGGAACTGGAACTGGTACAGGCGGTGCTGGTAATCAAGGTAGTTATTCTCCAGTAGAAGGTTATGCTGGTGGTAATTCTCAAAGTGATAACAATTCACCTTATGGCGGTGCTGGCGGCGGCGGTTCAAGCGCAGCAGCAGCTAACAGTCCAGTAAGCGCAAATCCTAGTGCTGGCGGTGCTGGTACTGCAAATAGCATTACAGGTTCTTCAGTCACTTACGCTGGCGGCGGAGGCGGAGGCGGTGTAACAGCAGGTGCAGGTGGCTCTGGCGGTGGTGGTGCGGGTGGAATTATCAACGCAGTCGGAACTGCTGGCACAGCCAATCGTGGCGGCGGTGGCGGCGGCTCAGGTCTTGGCTCACCAGGAGACCAAAACGGTTACGCAGGTGGTAACGGTGGTTCTGGAATTGTTATTCTTAGATACCCTTCTGCTTTCACTGCAACCTTTAGCGGTGGCGTAACTCAAACTACAACAACAGATGGTGCTTACAAAGTTTCACAGGTAACTGCGGCAGGTGTCTCAGACACAGTAAGTTGGGCATAATGGCACATTACGCATATCTAAACGATGAGAACGTGGTTGTTGCAGTAGTAGTGGGCAAAGACGAAACAGAGTTGATTGACGGCTTAGATGCCGAGAGTTACTACGCTCAAGGAACTCCATACACAGTCAAGCGCACCTCTTACAATGGCAAGATTCGCTATAACTTTGCAGGAGTAGGTTCTACTTATGATCCTATTGACGATGCTTTTATTGACCCAGTTCCACAATGCGGTCATGACGAGCTTTTACTAAATAACCTGAAACAATGGGAGTGCAGCAATGTCGAACACTTACCGATTGTGTAAGGCTGGACAACAGCTAAGGCTGCAAGTCGATGATAGTTACCCAGATAGAGATCGCACCTCAGACGGCTGGATTGGCGACACTCGTCATCAAGCACGTGCTTCTGACCACAATCCTGATGAACAAGGTATCGTCCGAGCCATTGACATTGACAGGGATTTATCTGGCAAAGCAAAGCCAGACCTCATGCCTGACCTTGCGGATCAACTACGACTCTTTGCAAAACGTGATAAATCAAAACGCGTGTCTTATGTCATCTTCCAAGGTCGGATTGCATCGTCTCGCATGGGCTGGCGCTGGCGAAAGTATTCTGGAAGCAATAAACACGACCATCATTGCCATGTTTCTTTCACTAAGAAGGGCGATGCAGATGGCTCGTTCTTTAATATCCCAATGATAGGCGGCACAGCATGAACATGAAGAACCCTTACCTAATGTCAATAGGAGCGTTCCTAGCAGTATGGGGTACAACCTCTAACTTTGCTTTGGACTATCGTGCAATTCTCGGTTCACTTGTCGCAGGTGTCTTTGGATACGCCACTCCTAAAAAATGAGCGCGGTTGATTATGCTGCTTGGGCTGTGGGTGTTGTCACTGTGCTTGGTGGTGTTGCTTCATATACCCAGTTCATGATTAAGCATTACCTAACAGAGCTCAAGCCTAACGGTGGCTCTAGCATTAAGGATCAAGTCAATCGTCTTGAAGTGCGTGT